AGCAGTTGGATATATTGCATTAGGTGCTAACACTACAGGTGCTTCTAACGTAGCAATCGGACAATTTTCTTTAGATGCTAATACTACAGGAGCAAGTAATACTGCTTTAGGTCACAACGCATTAACAGGAAATACAACCGCATCTAACAACGTAGCAGTTGGTAAAGGTGCTTTAGAATTAAACACTACAGGTGCTAACAACGTAGCTGTTGGATATAATTCTTTAGATGCGAATACAACTGCTAATGATAACGTAGCAGTTGGTTATGGAACTTTAGGTGTTAATACAACTGGTACTCTTAATACTGCTTTAGGTCATCAAGCTTTAGAAAAAAACACAACTGCTTCTAACAACACAGCAGTTGGTGGAAACGCATTATATAAAAACACTACAGGAGCAGAAAATGTTGCAGTCGGTTCGTTGGCTTTAGATGCAAACACTACAGCTTCTTATGTCACAGCAGTAGGAAAAGGGTCTTTATCAGCTAACACAACAGGCACACAAAATGTAGGTTTAGGATGGGGTAGTTTATTAAGTAATACGACAGGAAGTTATAATACAGCTATAGGAACTTCTGCACTATATTCTCTTACAACAGCATCTAATAATGTTGCTGTGGGAAGAGATGCTTTAGAAGCTTTGGTAGATGGACATCATAATGTTGCTATAGGTCAAGGAGCAGGCAAAACGTATACTGGTGTTTACAATTGTACTTCAATAGGACATCTAGCAGATTCTAATGGAACTAGTGGTAATACTAATATTACTATTGGATATAATGCACAAAAATCAGCAGTTAATATATCAGGACAAGTTACTATTGGTAATACGGATATTACTGGCTTTCGTTGTAATGTTCAGAGTATAGCTTCACTTTCAGATGGTAGAGACAAGACAGACGTAATCAACTCACCCTATGGTTTAGATTTTATAAATACTGTTAGACCTGTACAGTTTAAATGGGAAAGTAGAGATGGTAATGGAAAAGATGGTAAAACTTCTTTAGGTTTTATAGCTCAAGAATTGTTAGCTGCTTGTGATGGAAAAAATAATATATTGGATTTAGTTTTAGAAGACAATCCAGAAAAACTTGAAGCTAGTTATAGTAGCTTGATACCTATGCTAACCAAAGCTATACAAGAACTTTCGGCAAAAGTCGAAGAATTAGAAAGTAAATTAAACAGAGAATAAATATGACTGAACAAACAGTAGCAGAATGTTTAACAGCAGCAACAGATAGCGTAACGCTTATCAACGATATTAATACTAATGGTAAAAAATCAACGTATGTTGGTGGTTCATCAGAAGCTGATACAGAGATGTCACAAGCTGATATAAATTCTACAGTACAACGTAATGTTGACCACTTAGAAACTATCTTAGAATACACAGACCCTGATGTTAAAGGTGCTAGTGATGATAAATCATCTTACACAGGTGCAGTAACAACTGGTAAAGCTTATATAGCAGCAAATTAATAAAAGTGAATGGCATTACTTCCTATTACTCCCCCAGCTGGAATCGTCAAGAACGGGACTGATTACGGAAACAAAGGCCGTTGGGTAGACGGGAATTTAGTACGCTTTGAAAATGGCTACCTAAAACCTATAGGTGGCTGGAACAAATTAAGAAACACAGCTCTTACAGGCGAACCTATTGGAATGTATGCACATTCCGATAACACAGGTAAGCCTATACTGGCTGTAGGTACAAGACAAAAAGTCTATGTACTCTACGACAATACCTGGACAGACATCACACCATCTGGTTTCGTAAACGATGCTAGTCAAGACCCTTTAGGCTTTGGTGCTTATCAATACGGTCAAGAAGATTATGGTGATGCTAGAAGTCAATCAGGCTTACCTTTAGATACAGGTCATTTCGCTTTTGATAACTGGGGTGAAGATTTAGTCTTTTCTTTTTCAGGTGATGGCAAGATATACAAGTGGCGACCTAACTCAGGCGGTACAGCCGATACGATAGCTACAGTTGTTACCAATGCACCTGTAGGTAATCAGGCTATCATCGTAACCAATGAAAGACATCTAGTAGCTATTGGTTCTGCAAGTGATCCTAGAAAGATTGCTTGGTCTGATAGAGAAGACAGAAACAACTGGACATCTAAAGCTACTAACTCAGCGGGTGATCTACAAATTCCTACAGGCGGTAGAGCATTGTACGCAGTTAAGTTTGGTTCAGATGTCATTATATTTAGTGATACAGGCATAGCTAGAATGTATTATACAGGCAACCCTTTTATCTATGGTATAGCTGATGCTGGTTCTAATTGTAAAGCGGTAGGTAGAAGAGTCATTGTATCTACAGGATCATTTATGGCATGGATGGGTGAGAACTCATTTTTTGTTTACGATGGACAGGTTAGAGAAATACCATGCGAAGTTCACGACTATGTGTACGACAATCTAAACCAACAAGGCAGAGCTGCTAGTTGGGGTGGACACAACTCTAACTTTAACGAGATATGGTGGGGATTCCCAAGCGGTGATGGACAATACACACCGAACAAATACGTTATATGGAACTACAGAGAGAACACATGGTCTATAGGTGAATTAGATCGTGGTTGTTGGATTGACCAAGGTGTCTTTGACTTTCCTATAGCGGGTGACTCTAGTGGGTTTATATACGAACACGAATCACAGTTATTAAACAACTCTCCAAACTTAGGTACATCTGTACCTTTTGCAACGAGTGGCCCTATAGAGATTGGCAATGGTGACAGGTATGTTCAATGTAATCAGATATTACCAGATGAAGAAGCAAATACTTTACCTGGTGTAACCCTTAGTTTTAAAGGTAAGTTTACTCCGCTAGGCAGCGAAACAGACTTTGGTAGTTTTACCTTTAATAGTGATGGTTATACCGATGCAAGGTTTTCAGCACGACAGGTACAGATGACAGTTACAGGAAGCACAACACAAGACTTCCAAGTTGGTAACATTAGGTTAGATGTCAGGAACAGAGGCAAACGATGAACCTAGCTTCTAAAAGGCAATATTTAGAAAGAGCGACTAATGTAAAATATTCTTTTGCAGCTACTACTCAGCAAACTATATACACAGCACCTACTGGTGATGATTTTACGTTTGCCATAATAGAAGGCATATTTGCTTGCGATCATGGCAATCAACAAACTAATTTAGATATAACCATTACAGATACCAGTTCTAATGAGTTCTTCCTTTTTAAGAATCACAACATATCAGCCTATGGCACAGAAGAATTAGTAGTTAATTCTGGTTTGATTTTGCAACAAGGAGAGATTGTTAAAGGACAGGTTAATCACGCAAACATAGACTTAGTATTAAGTATTATAGAGTATGCAAAAGGTGACTAATAACGTAGTTGATTTTAAGCCTACATGGGAAATGGAGTGGGATCGTTGTAAACCTTGGATAGAAGAAGCAATAGAGACACAGGACTCCTATACAATTAAAGATGTAGAGGATAAAATAAGTAATGGATTGTTCCATTTGTGGCCTGGTAATAAGTCTGCAATGGTAACGGGGTTTGCTGAATACCCACAATACAAGGTGTTAAATTTAATATTTTGTGGTGGAGATTACGAAGAACTTGAAGAAATGCTACCATCTATAGAGTTTTTTGCTAAGTCAGCTGGATGTAAAAGGCTGTACGGAGGCGGAAGAAAAGGATGGTTAAAGAAAATAAAGCATCTAGGTTTTGAAGATGCTTATTTAATTAAAAAAGATTTGTAGGTAAAAATATGGGAATAGAAACAATAATAGGCGGAATTGGGGCAGCAGCAGCAGCTAAATCTGCTTTTGATCCAGAAACAGGTCAAACTCAACAGACGCAACAATTAGACCCAGCACAACAAGCTATGCTGAGAGAAGTCTACGGACAAGGTAGAGCTTTAGCAGCACAACCTTTTGTACCCTACACAGGTGCAAGAGTAGCTGGCTTTTCACCTGACCAGCTTAGAGCATTTGAAGCTACTCGTGGTTTATTTGAGTCAGGTATGGGATATGATCCTATGGCTGGATTGGCTGGATTGGCACAAGCCCCTACTCCTAGCCTTTTACAAACAGACATAGGTGCATATCAGTCACCTTACACACAACAAGTTATAGACACCACATTAGGTGATATAAGAAGACAACAAGACATAGCACAACGTAGAGCACAAGAAGGTGCGATTCGTGCGGGTGCATTTGGCGGATCACGTTCAGCAATCATGGAAGCTGAAGCCACTAGACCGTATGTAGAACAAGCAGCTAGAACCGCAGCTGGCTTAAGACAAGCGGGTTATGGTCAAGCTTTAGGTGCTGCTCAATCTGACTTAGAAAGACAAATGGCAACTAGAGGTTTCCAAGCGAATTTGCTTGGAAATATATCTAATCTGCAAACTGGAAGACTTGGTTTATTAGGCGGTATAGGAGCACAACAACAAATGCTACAACAAAGAGCATTGGATGTTCCATATCAAGAGTTCCAAAGAGCGTTGGGTTATGGCGGTCAACAACTTGGTTTATTATCAGCAGCAGCGGGTAAACCTTTTCCTACTAGCACAACAACAGGTTATCAACCTAGTACGTTAGAAGGTGTATCTAGTGCTTTAGA